ATGGCAGGGAAGGAACGCACCGAACCGGAACAGGGCGCGGGCAAGCCAGCGGGCATGAAGCTGTGGGTGCAGCAGCGCGGACCGGGCGAGCCTGCCCGCGCGCAATATTACCGGCCGCGCAAAAGCAGTTGGACGGGCAAGAAAATGGCGCAGTTTCTCGATGTGCTGCGCGCGACATCGAACGTGACCGAGGCCTGCCGCGCGGTGAAGATGGATATTTCCGGCGCCTATGCGTTGCGCAAGAAAGACCCGGCCTTCGCGGCTGGCTGGGCCGAGGCGCTGGAGCAGGGCTATGCCGAGCTGGAGATGCTGCTGCTGCGCCAGTCGATCCACGGATCGGAGATTACCGAACAGGTCGACGACGGCAATACAGACGGCAAGAAAAAAACCAAAACGGTTCACAGCTACCCGCACAGCATGGCGCTGAGGCTGCTGATGGCGCACAAGGGCGCGGTCGACGCCTATCGCGCCGAGCAGGGAATAGACCGGCCCGGCAGCGATGCGCTGCATGCCGAGATTCGCGCAAAGATCGCGCTTGTCCGGGCGCGGAGTGACGGGAACGGTTCCGGTGAAGGGAATGAAAATGCATGAGCCGATCGATCTGGGAGGAATTGGCCCACTGGCCTGAGGAACGGCTCGACGCGCTGCTCGATCAGCTGGGCCATGCCGGGCGCGCGACGCTGTTGCATGACTGGTCGGTCCATGCGCGGCCAGAACAACTGGCGCCGGATGGCGACTGGCGCATCTGGCTGATGCTGGCCGGGCGCGGCTATGGCAAGACCCGCGCGGGGGCGGAATGGGTGCGCTCCATTGCCGAGCGGGATGGCGGCGCGCGGATCGCGCTCGTCGGCGCTACGCTGCATGACGCGCGCAGCGTGATGGTGGAGGGTGAGAGCGGCCTGCTCGGCATCGCGCCGCGCTGGGACCGGCCGATCTGGCACCCGGCCTTGAAGCGGCTGATCTGGAAATCCGGCGCGCAGGCGATGCTGTATGGCGCGGCGGAGCCGGAGAGCTTGCGCGGGCCGCAGTTTACCCATGCCTGGGCGGACGAGCTGGCGAAATGGAGCTATGCCGAGGCGGCGTGGGACAATCTGATGCTGGGTTTGCGGCTTGGTGCGCAGCCACGTGTGCTGGCGAGCACCACGCCGCGCCCGGTGCCGCTGATCCGGCGTCTGGTGGAGCAGGCTGGCGTGGTGGTGAGCCGCGGGCGCACCCGCGACAACCGGCTGCATCTGGCGCAGGGTTTCCTCGCGGCGATGGAGCAGGACTATGGCGGCACGATGCTCGGCAGGCAGGAGCTGGACGGAGAGCTGATCGATGAACCCGAAGGCGCGCTGTGGACGCGCGCGCTGATCGAGCAGGCGCGGGTGCGGCGCGAGGCCTTGTGGAACGATGGCGACAGCCCGTTTGCGCGGGTGGTGGTGGCGGTCGATCCGCCGGCGTCGTCTGGCGGGGACGCATGCGGCATTGTGGTTGCCGGGCTGGGGCTGGATGGCATAGGCTATGTGATCGAGGATGCGTCCGCCGCCGGGCTAAGCCCGGAAGGCTGGGCGGCGCGGGTGGTGGCTGCCTCCGCGCGCCACGGCGCGGACCGGGTGGTGGCCGAGGCCAATATGGGCGGCGATATGGTCGAAAGCGTGCTGCGCGCGGCGGAAGCCGGGTTGCCGGTGCGGCTCGTGCACGCCAGCCGGGGCAAGAGCGCGCGGGCAGAGCCTGTCGCGGCGCTCTATGAGCGGGGGCGGGTCAAGCATATCGGTGCGTTTCCGGCGCTGGAGGATCAGCTCTGCGGCATGATGATCGGCGGCGGCTATGAAGGGCCAGGCCGCTCGCCCGACCGGGCGGATGCGCTGGTGTGGGCGCTGAGCGCGCTGATGCTGGAGAAAAGCGCCGGCTACGGGATCAGGAGCCTGTGAATGGCGTATCATAAGGGGACGATCGGGAGCGCCGGTTTTACCGATGTATCCCCGGCGGGAAATTTGAGCTATAACAGGCCTGTGGGTATGTCTGAGTTTGGATGAGACCGTGAGCCTCAAGGTAGCGGAGATAAGTGATGCTGGCTCCCCCCCAGAGCTTTGGCGGGTGGTGCGCGGCTATTATCGCGAGCTTGGTTTTCGCGGGTTCGCCTATTTCATGGCGAACCGGGGCGACTCGTTGGTGCGGGGTGGATTCAACCTTGTTCATCGCGGGTTTTCGCGCAAGGTCGTCCAGGCCTATGTGACCGAAGGCTGGGGCGAGAAAGATCCGCTGCCGCAAATAGTTATCGGCAGGGGCGCGCCTACCCGCTGGTCCGAGGCCTGGAGCCAGATGCAGCCGGACGCCGAACACATGGCGTTCCTGAACCGGATGCGCGAGGCGGAACTGGACGATGGCTTTACCCTGCCGGTCTATGGGCCGGGCGGACGCAACGGCAGCGTCAATATAGGCGCGGCGGTGAGAGAGAGCGTGTTCGAAACCGCACCGGTCGATGAAATGCACATGGTGGCGCAGGTTGCGCATATGCGGCTATGCCAGCTTTTGCCTGACAGGGGGCCGCTGGAAAAGCCGCTTTCCGCGCGGGAGCTGGAAATTCTGGACTGGGTGGCGCGCGGCAAGAGCAACGGTGTGATCGCCGACATTCTAGACCTGTCTGGCGCGACGGTGGATACCTATTTGCGGCGCATCTATGAAAAGCTCGATGTGTCGGACCGCACGTCTGCGGCGGTTGTCGGCGTCGGCATGGGTCTCATCGCCGCCTAGAGGAATTGCTCTCCATCGGTCTGCAAATGGCGTTCTGCTGCGCTTCCGGTGCTCACGACCCTTAAAGGTCGCTGCGCGCCGGTTCTCGCATTCCACCATTTTCGACTCAATGGAGAGCAATTCGGACACCCGAATCTGTTCTCGGCTCCAACGGAGTAACCTCATGAAATTGTTCGGATGGAAGGGGGCGGCGGTGGCGCCGCGCCCGGTCTTGTCGCGCGCCTATATGATCGGCGGCCCGGCGCTGGGCGAATGGCCCTCCAGTTATGATGCGCAGGTGCGCGCGGCCGTGCTTGCCAACCCGGTGGCGCAGCGCGCGGTGCGGCTGGTGTCTGAGGCGGCGGGTGGCGCGGCGGTGGTGGCGTCTGGCGCTTCCGCGGCTGACAATGCGCTGGCGCTGGAGATGGTGCGCCATGCCTCGGCGGGGCAGGGCTTGATCGAGACGCTGGCGCTGCACCTGCTGTTGCATGGCAACGGCTTTGTGCAGATTTTGGCGGATAGCGAAGGCGAACCGGCAGAGCTGTTTGCGCTGAGGCCGGAGCGGATGAGCGTTGATGTAGACACTAATGGCTGGCCGATTGCCTATCATTACCGGGTGCAGGGCCGGCTGACGCGGCTGTGGGCCGAGGATGGCCGGGGCCGCACCGCCGTGATCCACCTGAAAGCGATCAACCCGCTCGACGATCATATGGGGCTGGGCTGCATCGGCGCGGCGAGCGGGCCGGTGGCGATCCACAATGCCGCGACGACATGGAACAAGGCGCTGCTTGACAATATGGCGCGGCCCAGCGGCGCGCTGGTCTATGACAGCGGCAAGGATGGCGCGACGCTTTCGGCTGAGCAGTTCGCGCGGCTGAAGGCGGAGATGGAGGCGGCGTTTGCCGGCGCGATCAATGCGGGCAAGCCGATGCTGCTCGAAGGCGGCCTCAAATGGCAGTCGCTCTCGATGTCGCCCGCCGAAATGGATTTCGTGGCGCTGAAGGCGTCTGCCGCGCGGGAGATAGCGCTCGCTTTCGGCGTGCCGCCCATGATGCTCGGCCTGCCGGGCGACAATACCTATGCCAATTATCGCGAGGCGAACAAGGCGCTGTGGCGGCAGACGATATTGCCGCTGATGGCGAAGATATTGGGCGGCATCGCGCAGGGTTTGCGGCCCGCGATGCCGGGGCTGGAGCTGGCGGTCGACCTCGATCGGGTGCCCGAACTGGCGGACGAACGCACCGCATTGTGGGAACGGGTGAGCGGTGCGGATTTCCTGAGCGCGGAAGAGAAGCGGGCGATGCTGGGGATCGCTGGACCGGGAGGCGCATAATTGGCTTGCCGCATCGGCCCGCTCCCCCTCCCGCAGCCGAGTCTCGTGCCTCGGCAGCGCTCCCATAAGATACCCTGTCGGGAGGTTGGGAGGGGCGTGGCCGAGGCGCGTGACTCGTCCACGGGGCTGGCGCCGAATCAAGGAGTAAACACAATGAGAGAGAGCGATATGCTGGCCGGGCTGGTGGCGCAGGCCGAGGGGCGCGGCGGTGATCTGGTGACGATCCGCGCGCTGGTGGAGGAGGCGAGCGAGATGGGCGCGGGCCGCGCGCTCGACCGGCTGGGCCTCTCCGACCGCGCGGCTGAGGATGATGTGCGCGAGCTGCGCGAACTGCTCTCTGCCTGGCGCGATGCGAAGGCGGCGGCCAAGAACGCGGTGATCGGCTGGCTGGTGCGGGCGGCCCTCGCGCTGGTGTTGCTGGGCATTGCGGTGAAGACGGGACTCGTCTCGCTGGTGCGGCCTTGAGCGGGGAGAGAGCAAGCGTGCTCCTGCGCAAGCAGGAGTCCAGAGGACAGGGCACGTCATCCGATCCCTGGGTTCCTGCTTCCGCAGGAACACAAGAGCGACCGAAGGAGGGCGTGCGCTTCGCGGGCTATGCCGCGCTGTTCGACAAGCAGGATCGCGGCGGAGACATCATCCGCAAGGGTGCGTTTGCGCGGGCGATCGCGTGGTGGCGCGGGCGCGGCAAGACGGTGCCGCTGTTGTGGCAGCACCGGCCAGACAAGCCCATCGGCATCATTGAGAGCCTGGCCGAGGACGAACGCGGGCTGCGCGTGATCGGCCATGTGCGGGCCGATGCGCCCGCAGAGGCCGCCGCGATGCTGAAGCAGGGGCAGGTGAACGGGCTGTCGTTCGGCTATCGCGTGGCGAAGGCGGACGGGCGGCACCCGCGCGTGCTGAAGGATCTGGACCTGGTGGAGGTGAGCCTTGTCACCTTCCCGATGCAGCCCGCCGCGCGGGTTCATGCGGTGGAATCAACTCATACCTCGTCACCCTGAACTTGGTTCAGGGTCCATTTCTCCCCACGCACCACCACATTCAGCGGCGGGATGGATGCTGAAACAAGTTCAGCATGACGGTGGGAAATTCAAGTGACGAAGAAGCAGGGCGGACCGTGGGGCCGCCTTTTTTGTGACCTTTCTACGACCTCTTTTGCAGGAGAAGCCTATGTATGAAGTGAAAGCCGACGCGCTGGAGGAGAGCTTTGATGCGCTCGGCCAGACGGACAAGATTTCGACGCTTGAAGCAGATGTCGCCGCGCTGAAAGGCCAGGTGGCCGCGGTTCAGCGCACTGCCATCGCCCGCCCGGCGCTGGATGGCGTGAAGGGCGGTGATGTGGACCCGGCCCGTGCCGCCTTTGTCGATAAATATCTGCGCCACGGCATGGAGGCGGGGCTGGAGCTGAAAAGCTTTACCGGAGCCACCTCGGCAACCGGCGGCTTCGCGGTGCCGCGCGAGCTGGACGCGATGATCGAGACGTTTTTGAAGGCATCCTCGCCGATCCGCTCGGTGGCCAATGTCGTCAAGGTCGGTTCGGCGGGCTATCGCAAGCTGGTGACGACCGGCGGCACGCCGTCCGGCTGGGCCGCTGAAACCGCCGCGCGGCCCGAAACCGGTACGCCGGTGTTTAGCGAGATCGTGCCGCCATGGGGCGATCTTTATGCCAACCCGTCAGCCAGCCAGTCAATGCTCGACGATGCCCAGTTCGATGTTGAAAACTGGCTTGCGGGCGAGATTGCGATGGAGTTTGCGCGGGCAGAAGGCGCGGCGTTCGTCAACGGCACCGGCACCAACCAGCCCAAGGGCTTCCTCACCTACACCACCACCAACGAGGTGGACAGCATCCGCGCGTTCGGCACGATCCAGTATGTCGCGGCAGGCGCGGCGGGCGGCTTTGTCGCCACCAATCCGCAGGACAAGCTGGTCGATCTGGTCCACGCGCTCAAAGCACCCTATCGTCAGGGTGCGGCGTGGGTGATGAACGCGGCGACGCTGGCCGTGATCCGCAAGTTCAAGACCTCGGACGGCGCGTTCATGTGGCAGCCGGCACTGGCGGCGGATCAGCCCGCGACCTTGCTCGGCTATCCGGTGATCGAGGCAGGCGACATGCCGGACATCGCAGCCAACAGCCTCTCGATCGCGTTTGGCAACTTCCGCCATGGCTATGTGATCGCGGAGCGCAACGAAACCAGCGTGCTGCGCGATCCCTACAGCAACAAGCCCTATGTGAACTTCTATTCGGTGAAGCGCATCGGCGGTGCTGTCGTGAACAGCGAGGCGATCAAACTGATGAAGTTCAGCATTTCCTGAGGCTGATTTGGTTCGCGCAGAGGCGCAGAGTACGCAGAGAGGCTGTTCGGCTTCGCTGCGCCTCTTGTTGCCTCTGCGTGCTGACTTGATGGGCCTTCGGCCCGGAGTGTCTCCCCTGAACTGGCCTCTCCCATTGCCCGATGGGGGAGGCCATTTTTCGGCGGAGGAATGAAATGTGGGGGCGCAGGCCATGACAGTGACAATGAGCGCGGTGGCGCAAGGCACCATCGACGCAGGATTAGCAGAGACCAAGGCGTGGCTGCGGATCGAAACCGCGACCGACGATGGCGCGATTGGCGCACTGGTGCGCTCTGCCATCGGCATGGCGGAGGATTTCTGCGCGCAGGCCATGTTTGCGCGCGCCGGGGTGGAACGACTGGCGCTTAGCAGCGAATGGACCCGGCTGCGCGCCTGCCCGGTCAGCGCGATCAGCGGAGCGCGCGCGATCGCGGCGGACGGAACGGCGAGTACGCTCGCCGTGGGGACCTATGCGATAGACATCACGGGTGACGGCGATGGCTGGGTGCGCGTCAGCCAGTCTCGCGCCGAGACGCGGCTGGAAGTGGACCTGGTGGCAGGCATCGCCGCCGACTGGCCCAGCCTGCCGGACAGCTTGCGGCAGGGCATCGTCCGCCTCGCCGCGCATCTCTTTACCGAGCGGGAAAGCAGCGAGCCGCCGCCCGCGATCGTCACCGCGCTCTGGCGGCCGTGGCGCAGGATGCGGATCGCATGAGGGCGTTCGATGGCCTGATGGGCCGGGCGCAGCGTCATGCCGAAGCGCGTGCGGCGCGCAGACGGCGCAGCATATCCGAGGAGGCGGGCGGATTGCCCGGCATCTCGGCCTATGTCGAGGGCGATGACGTGATCCTCGAAGGGCGCGGCCTGCTGGACCGCTGGATCAGGGACGCAAGCCTGCGGCACATTGGGAGGACCGCGCCATGAACCCGGATGTCGATATTCGCGCGGCGCTGATCGCGCTGTTGCGGGCGGACGCGGCGCTCACCGCGCAGGTCAACCGCATTTACGACGGCACGCCGGACAAGGGGACCCCGCCGATGGTGATCGTGGGCGAGGGCATTGGCACCGACTGGGCGACCAAGGACAGGCCGGGGCGCGAGCTGCGCATCGGCATCGGCATTGAGGACGACCGCGAAACCCACACCCGCATCGGCGCGATCATGCCGCTGGTGGATGCGGCGGTGCAGGGGCTTTCGGGCGCCGTGGGCATGTGGCGTATCGGCAGCCTCGTCATGACCCGTTCCCGCTTGCTGCGCAATGGCGCGGGGCGCTGGAATGCGGTGATGGATTACCGGATCAGGGTGCTCGCTATATAATTGGATCCGAAACAGGCAGCTGCGCTGCGTTTCGGACGATCGGCACCGGCCCGCTCCCGCGCATCCAAAATTCGCTGTTTCGCGAATTTTGCCAAAAAACCTCAATTCCCGCTGGCGAAGTTGTCCGTCATCTGTTCGATATAGCCGTTGACCTGATCCTCGGCATCGGCGGCGGACTCTTTCTCGCTCATGCCATCAGCCTTGTTGGCGGCGATGAGGGCGGCTCGGAATGTCGCTTCCTTGTCAGCGCACTTGGCTTTCAGGCCGGGGACGAACTCTTCCTTCGGCATTTTGCGGTCCACCGCATCGTTGGTGAACTGGGTAAGGCACCCGGCATAGGCCTGGCGCGCCTTGGGAACGGCAACTGCGGGCGTAGCCGCGGCGAAGATCATTGCGATGAGTATCATAATAGCCCCTCCATACCACCAAATGGCTGCACGAATGCTTAACGCCTTTGCGGCCTTCTTTTATGAAAGGAACAGTGCGCCATGAGCGTCGAAAAAGGAAGCGCGTTTTTGCTGAAGATCGGCAACGGTGACACGCCGTTGACCTATACCACCATCGCCGGTCTGCGCACGACGCAGCTTTCGGTCAGCGGCGAGGCGGTGAACATCACCAACAAGGATTCGGGCGGGTGGCGCGAGCTGCTGTCGGGCGCAGGGGTGCGGGCGGTGAGCGTCTCTGCTGCCGGCATCTTCACCGGATCGGCGGGCGAGGTGAGCATCCGCAACCGCGCGCTTGCGGGCGTGATCGACGACTATGAGCTGAGCTTCGAGAGCGGCGAGCGGATGCAGGGCACGTTCCTTGTCACCCGCCTCGATTATGCGGGCGATTATAATGGCGAGCGCACCTACACGATCAGCCTCGAAAGCTCCGGCACGGTGGTGAGCCTGTGACGGCACGCGCGCCCAATGGCTTGCGCGGTGAGGCATCCGTGCTGGTGCGCGGAGAGCGGCTGATGCTGCGCCCCACATTTTCCGCGCTGGTGGCGGCGGAGGAAGAGCTTGGCCCGCTGTTTGCGCTGGTCGAGCGGGCGGCGTCCGGCGGGCTGAAGCTCGGCGAGATGGTTGCGCTGTTCTGGCACTGCCGCTTCGAATGGCCGGAAGAGGTGACGCGCGAGGTTCTGGGCGAGGCGGTGGCGGGCCAGGGGCTGGCCGCGGTGACGCCCGCGCTGAAAGCGGTGCTGGGCCAGATCCTCTCAGGCGAGGCATGAGCAGCCACGCCTTCGCCCCGGTCGCGGTTCGGCTGGCGGGGCTGGCGGGCTGGCATCTGGGCTGGAGCGCGGATCAGTTCTGGAACGCCACGCCCGCCGAGATGGAGGCTGTCGTCTCCGCGATGCTGGAGCGCAAGGCAGCCGGAGAAGGGCCGCCTTCCCGCCCCGATATAGCAAAATTGCAGGAGATGTTTCCCGATGGATGAGGAAATCGACCGGCTGGTGATCGCGGTGCGCGCCGATACGCAGGGCTTCGCGAGAGACGTTGGAGTTATGCGCGACACGCTGGAAGGGCCGCTGGCGCGCGGCGCGGACAAGGCGGGCCGGATGATCGAGACGAGTCTGTTGCGCGCGCTGCGCACCGGGAAATTCGGCTTCGATGATCTGGCGCGCATCGCGCTGTCGGTGCTGGACCAGATCGCGCAGGAGGCGCTGCGCGTGGCGTTCAAGATGCCCGGCGGCGGTGGGGATAGCGGCGGCCTGCTCGGTGGCGTGCTGAGCGCCGCCGGCGCGCTGTTCGGTGGCGGTGCGCCAGGGCGGGCGACCGGCGGGCCGGTGTCTCCGGGCCGGGCCTATCGTGTAGGCGAAAACGGGCCGGAGCTGTTCGTGCCGACGACAAGCGGGCGGGTAATCGCCAGCGGAGCGGGCGGCGGCAGCGGGCGCGATGTGCGGGTGACGATCAACCTCAACGCGCCGCAGGGCAGCGCGCCTGAGGCTCTGGCGCGCAGTGCCCGCCAGATTGCCAGGAATGTGCGCAGCGCCCTCTCCGAATAGGATTTCTAACAATGGCATATTGGCTGGCGTCCACTGACGGCGGGCAGGAGCGCGCGTTCATAAAGCGCTTTTCGCCCGCATACTGGACTGTGAACTTCCCGCGCCCGATGATGGCGAGCGTGGTGACGACCGCGCCGGACGCGCTGCGGGTCGACACTGTATTCTATGGGTCGGGCGATCTCGCGGGGCTGATCTGGGAGGCGCAGGACCAGTGGGATCACCCGCTGCTTGCCTATGAAACGCGCCGCGATTTCCGCAACTGTCAGTTGCGCTTCCACTGGCGCTCTGGCGGGATCAGGGCGCTGGATGCGGTCAATGGGCCTACGCTCACTATCGAGGGGCGGGATGCGGGCGGCGCGCCGCGCAGCTGGTACGTGCGCCTCTGGAATTATGCCAGCGGCTCGCCGACCGACGCCGACATCACGCTCGATTTCAATGCGCTGAACGGCGGGTTCCTGCTGCCAGCTGAGGCGGACCCGGTGTGGGCGGGCGACATCGACCGTATCTTCATTTCGCTGATCCCGCCCGGATATGACGGCGGCACTACGCAATATGCACTGGGGCAGGAGGGCTGGGTCGAGCTGACCGGCATCGCCTGCGACGGCTCCGGCTCGGTGCTGTCAATCGGCGATCCGATGCTGCCCGAACACGGCCTTTCGATCGCCACCGGCTATGACGACGCCTATAACCAGACGCCAGAGCGGGTGCTGCGGCAAATCCGGGCGCTGGGCTATCGCGGTGACATTCTCCATTATGTCGGCATGAGCCATTATTTCCGGCTCGAACTCAATAGCGGCGGTTATTATGCGAGCCTCAATGGCGGCGTGCTGTGTAGCCCGTGCGCGGCGTGGCACGCGGACTTTGCGGCGCGTGCGCAAGCACAAGGCTTTGGCGTCATCTGGTCGCTGTCTTACGAACTGCTCGATCAGCATTGCTGGGGCAACTGGAAGCAGCGCGCAGAGGATGGGTCGCCCGCGCTCACCGGCTGGTCTCCACCCTCGACATTGCTCTCGCCTGCCGAAAACGGAGCGATGGGCTATCTGCATCAGGTCGGCGCGGCGTTTATTGGCATTGCAGTGGCGGCTGGCCTCTCGCCGCAGTTTCAGGTGGGCGAGCCGTGGTGGTGGGTGATGCCGGACGGGCGCATCTGCCTTTATGATGCGGCGGCGAAGGCGGCCTTTGGTGGCAGCCCGGTGTCGATCCCCGATATTCGCGCATCGCTCAACAGTGCGCAGACGGCATTGCTGGATCAGGCAGGCGTGCTGCTGGCGAATTCCACGGCGGCGCTGGTTGCTGCGGTAAAGGCGGCGGCGCCCGCTGCCAAGGCGCACCTGCTCGCATATCTGCCGACGATACTCGATCCGCTGGCCCCGGAGGCCAAGCGCGCCAACATGCCTTTGGGCTGGGCCAAGCCCGCGTTCGATGTGTTGCAGCTTGAGGATTATGACTGGGTGACGGGCGGGCATGGCGCGCTCTCCGCCGCCGGTGCTGCCGCCGCGACCGCGCGGCTGGGCTATGCGGCGGCGGAGCAGCACTATTTGAGCGGCTTCGTGCTGCACTCCATCGATGCCTCGACCCAGTGGCCGCTGATCGAAGCGGCGGCGCGTGTCGGCGAGGCGCGTGGGGTGGCCCGCACCTTCATCTGGGCGCTGCCCCAAGTGGCGCGCGACGGCTTCACCCATTTCAGTCTGGCAGGAGAGCCTATGCAGGCGTTCGACGATGTGATCTTCCCCTTGAGCATCGGCAAGGAGGCAAGCGTGACCCCGGCGTTTTCGACCCAGACGGTCGAGAGCATATCGGGCCATGAGCGGCGTTCGTCCGACTGGGCAGATGCGCGGCTGCGGTTCGATGCCGGGCCGGGGGTGCGCTCAGAGGCGGACCTCGTGACGCTGATCGAGTTTTTCCGGGCGCGCAGGGGCGCGGCGCGGGGGTTTCGCTTCACCGATCCGTTCGACAACCAGAGCGCGCCAGTGGGGCAGGTGGTCAGCCCGGTCGACCAGCGGCTCGGCACGGGCGACGGCGTGACCAGCCAGTTTCGGCTGGCCAAATATTATGGCAGCGGCGCGGACGCGCAACAGCGGCTCATCAGCCGCCCGGTGGCAGGCACTATCCGCGTTGCCGCCAATGGCGTGGAGCTGACGAGTGGCTGGCAGCATCTGGGCGGCGGGGTGATCTCTTTTTCCACCGCTCCCGCCAACGGCGTAATCCTCACCGCCGGGTTCCGGTTCGATGTGCCGGTGCGCTTTGCCGAGGATGCGCTGGAGGTGAACCGCGCGACCTTTGCGGCGGGCGAAGCGCCCTCGGTGCCGCTGGTGGAGATCCGCGAATGAGCGCGTTTGACGCCATATTGGGGCAGGAGCTTGCCGCCTTCGCCTTTTGCTGGCGGCTGGAGCGGCGGGACGGTGTGACCATCGGGCTGACGAGCCACGACCGGGATCTGACTGTGGCAGGCGTGGTCTATATGGCCGCGCCGGGCATGGTGCCCTCCGCCATAGCCAAGGGTATCAGCCTGGAGCCGGAGAGCATGGACCTTAAAGGCGCGCTCACCAGTGATGCTATCAGCGAGGCGGACCTCTCGGCGGGCAAATGGGATGGCGCGTTGCTCACGCTCGCACTGACCGAATGGACCGCGCCGGGGACGATGTGGCTGGAGCTGACGCAAGGCACGTTGGGCGCGGTGGAGCGGCAGGGCGAGGCCTTTTCCGCCGAGCTGACCGGGCCTGCGGGCGTGCTGGCCGGGCCGGTGGCGCCTGAGACCTCGCCGGGATGCCGCGCGCGGCTGGGCGACCGGGCATGCCGGGTCGATCTGGCGCGGCACCGGCGCGAGGTGCGCATTTCCGGCATGAGCGCAGAGGTGGCGAGCGTGATGGGCGGCGGCATGGGCGCGGGCGCCTATGTCTTCGGGCATCTCCGCTGGCTGGAAGGCGAGAACTGCGGAATGACGCAGGGCGTCGTCGCAAATGACTCGGCGAGTGTGACGCTCTCTGATCTCCCCGCCTTTGCCGTGGCATCGGGGACGCGCGCGCTCATCACCGAAGGATGCGACAAGCAGATGGCAACATGCGCCGCGCGCTTCGCGAACGCCGCCAATTTTCGCGGTGAGCCATACCTCCCAGGAATGGATCTGCTCACCCGCTATCCCGGAGCAAATTGATTTTGCCGATAATGGCCTGCGAAAGTCGGCCCGCTGCGCTTCCGGTGCTCACGACCCTGAAAGGTCGCTCCGCGCCGGTTCTCGCAAGCTGCCATTCTCGGCTCATTCTGGGCAAAATCGTTTTTGTTAACGAAATTGGGGTTCGATCATGAAACGGGCAGAGAGGATCGTCGCGGCGGCGCGGGCGCTGATCGGTGCACCGTTCCGGCTGCATGGGCGCAGCGCCGAGACAGGCGTGGACTGCATCGGGCTTGCGGTGCTTGTGCTTGGCCGGGCGGGGCACCAGCGGTTGGGCAGTGGCAGTGTGCCTGCGGCCTATAGTGTGCGCGGCGGCACTTTGGAGCGGTTTGTGGCAGGGATGCGTGCCGTGGGGCTGCGCAGGGTCCACGCGGCCAGGCCGGGCGACCTCGTGCTGACGCGCGCAGGGGTGGCGCAGTTTCACCTGATGGTCGCGACGGGTGCCGGGCATGTTCACGCCGATGCCAGCCTTGGCAAGGTGGTCGAGATGCCGGGGCACTCCCCCTGGCCGGTGATCGCGCAGTTTCGATGGGGGCGATAGCATATGGCGACATTATTGGTTAGCGTGGTCGGCGCCGTGGGCGGGCCGCTGGGCATCATCCCCGGAAAGCTGCTCGGCCTTGGTCCCAAGGGACGGGAAGGCCCACGCCTCAGTGATCTGCAGGTGCAGACATCGCGCTATGGCGACCAGATACCCCGGTTGTTCGGCACAATGCGCGTGGCGGGATCGGTGATCTGGGGCACGGACCTCGTTGAACAGCGCAAGACGAGCGGCGGCGGCAAGAACAAGCCCAAGACGACGACCTATAGCTATAGCGCGAGCTTTGCAGTGGCGATTTCGGCCCGGCGCATCGCGGGGATCGGGCGCATATGGGCGGATGGCAACTTGCTGCGCGGCAGCGTGGGGGATTTCAAGACATATATCAGCTCGTTCCGGCTTTATCCCGGTTCGGAGGATCAGACGGTGGACTATCAGATCGCCGGTGCTGTCGGCTGGCCCAGCGCCAGCGCGCACCGCGGCATGGCCTATGCAGTGTTTCAGGATTTGTTGCTCACGGATTTCGGCAACCGGATACCCTCGCTCACTTTCGAGGTGATCGCGGATGGCGCCCCGGTGCCGGTGGCGGACATTGCGCATGACCTGAGCGATGGGCTGATCGCACCGGATGCGGGGGGTGGCGCGCCTGTCATTGCGGGCTATGCCGCGAGCGGCCCCAGCGTGGCCGATGCGCTCTCGCCGCTGGTGGAGGGCTATTCGCTGGCATTTCGGACGGGCGTGGCGGCGACCAGCCTTGCGCAAGACGCGGCGGTTGAGGCGCATATTTCTGCCGATATGATTGGCGCACGCTTCAACGACAAGCGCGAACAGGGCGCGAAGCTTGTGCGCGGGCGGGCAGAAGATGCGCCGCTGCGCGTTTCGGTGCGGCATTACGACCCCGCGCGCGATCATCAGGCCGGGGTGCAGATGGCCGAGCGCTCCGGGCCGGGCCGCCGGGAAGACATGCTCGATCTTCCCGCCTCGCTCGATGCAGGCGCGGCGCGTGCGCAGGCCGAAGCCCGGCTGCACAGGCTATGGACCGGCAGGCGGACGCTGGAACTGCGCTGTGACTGGCGCGCCCTCCCGCTGGAGCCTGGCGCTGTCGTTACAGTGGAGGGAGAGGGTGGGCGCTGGCGGATCGAGCGCAGCGAATGGGAGGGCATGGGCGTACGCCTGATGCTGAGGCAGACAGGCGGCGCGGGAGTCGCGGCGCCCCCGGCCGATGCCGGATCGCCGGTATCGCAGGCCGATGTGCTGCACGGGCCGACCAGCCTTATGGTGGTCGATCTGCCGATGCCGGACGACACGCTGCTCTCCGCTCCGCTGGTGGTTGCGGCGGCGGCCGGCACTCAGGCCGGGTGGCGTGGGGCGGAGTTGTTTGTCGAGGACAGCGCGACTGCCGCGCTGACCTCAATCGGCGGCACCGCGCTTCCCGCGGTCATTGGAACCACGGTGAACGCGCTTGGCGCGGCCTCGCCTGCGCTGTTTGATCTTGCCTCCACCCTCGATGTGCAAATGCTCAACAGCGCCATGCTGCTCACGAACGCGGATGATGCCGCGCTGTTGCGGGGAGCCAACCAGGCGCTGGTGGGCAAGGAAGTGATCCAGTTTGGGCTGGCGAGCCAGACCGGGCCGACGAGCTGGCGGCTTTCGCGTCTGTTGCGCGGGCGGCGTGGCACAGAATGGGCGGTGGCCAGCCACACGCCGGGCGAGCATTTTCTACTGCTCGATCAGCCGAGCCTGCTCCCTGTGCCTGCTGCCTATGCGGTGATGGGGTCGAGCCTGCTGATGGATGCCATCGGCATCGGCGATACTGCGCCAGCGCAAGCGAGCGCGCTGGTGGCGGGGCAGGCGGTGCTGCCGTTGTCGCCCGTCCATGCGTGGGCTGTCGCTTCCGGCGGGGGATGGCGGCTAGACTGGGTCCGCCGCAGCCGTGTCGGCTGGCAGTGGATCGATGGGGCGGATGCGCCGCTGGGCGAGGAGCAGGAGGCCTATCGTGTCGACCTGATCCGCAATGGCGCTGTCTATCGCACCGCCACTGCCGTCACCCCGCAATGGACCTATGACGCGGCGATGATCGCGGTCGATCATGGCCTTGGCATCAGCGGCGCGGTGACGGCGGAGATCCGCCAGATCGGCAATTATGGTGCTGGCCGCCCGGCCACCCTCACCCTTTCGATATAACCCAGCCTTTCGGAGTTCGCATTCATGACCACTAACAGTGATCGCTTCGCCCTGCCGCTGTTGCAGGCAGGGCAGGCACAGAAAGAGCTGACGCATAACGAGGCACTGGCTCTTATCGATATGGTGCTGCACGCGCAGGTGGAGAGCATCACGGTCGCGACGCCACCGGGCGGTGCCGTCGTCGGCCAGTGCTGGGTAGTGGCGACTGGAGCCACGGGCGCGTGGACCGGGCATGATGGCCAGCTTGCCTGCCTCACTTCCGGCGGCTGGCGCTTCATTGTGCCGCGCAAGGGGCTGGAGGTGCTGTGCGCCTCTGACGGGCAGAGCTATATCCATGACGGCACGGTCTGGCAGCCGGCCGCCGTGCGGCCCGATGGCGTCTATATCGGCGGCAATCGGGTCGTTACCGCGCGGCAGGCGGCGATAGCCGATCCCGGCGGCGGCAGTGTTATCGATGTGCAGGCGCGCACCGCCATCGGCCAGATTTTGGCGGCTATTCGCGCTCATGGACTAATTGCCTGA